AGCAGTGGTATCAACGCAGAGTACGCTTCGGTAAGTTCGCAGTCAATTTGGCTATACCAGAATCCAGACCCAGGGTCTCCCTGAAACCAAAACGCCTGTAGACAGCCAGCGGTGTCGGAAGCGTTGAGGGATTTGGTCACCTTGCAGCCGTTGGCCGTACCAGGGACGTAGACGCTCGTGTGAGCGGCGCACGCCGCCCCAATCGCGTTCTGGAATACTGCCGTATCGTCCGTAATGCCATCGCAAGCCGCTGGAGGAGTTTGCGTCATGACATTGATGCAGTCTTCGCATATTCCGCCGCCCCCACCACCACCACCACCGCTAATTGCGGCGGATTGCCAGCACGGGGGAGCATTCCCAGGGGTTGTGTAAGAAACCGTCTGTCCGGGAGTAGGAACAAATCCAGTGCAATACGGGATGCCGAACAGCGATACCGAACTCTCCTGCGCAATCTCCGTCAATTTATCGAGACCGTACTCAAAGCTCTTCATCGGCTGAGGCATATTTTCCGTGAAAACGGTTGTCTGAGTAAGCGGAGTCTGCCTTTTCACAAGCAAGAGATTGCTTCCGGATGGACAAGCCGTTACCAACGTGACACTGCCGCCGTTTTCATAGTTGTTGTTTACAGGCACAGAACTCCACGCGCCCAGCATGAGAGCCGTGCCGTTCTGATAGACCGTAAGTGCCGTTGGATCGCTGATTGGGAAGGTGAACGCATACGGCCCCGTGCTGCCCGTGCAAGTGAACGACACGCTGAAAGTCTGCGATGTCACCGTGGCGCTGGCGACAGCCGGAGCAATAATCAGAGCCAAAAACAAGAGAGCGCGTCTCACCATAATCCCCACTTCCTCAGATTCTCGATCTTCTCCTCGATAATCGGGAAAGACCGCGTAAATGCTTCGACCTGAATTCCCTTGAGCGAGCCGCTGATCTCCTTGCACTCTTCCATGCAGGATTCCAAATCATTGCCACACGCGACCACCGCTGCAATTCTCGGTCCTGCCCCCTGCGGTAAAATCCATGTCTTCCCATCGAACTCGCTGTTGTAGCGGAACTTGATCTGGGAGCGGTACTTCTGCGGAAAGTCTACCATCAAAGGATGATTGTCGGCCCAGTCGGAATGCACGATAAGCTCCACTCCGTACCTGCCTGCATACTCTGGGGTCGACCATCTTTCCCGTCCGACCCAAGCCAGAAGAATATCGGCTAGATTCTTTATCCAGTTCAACTGCAGTTCGGCCGGCGGAGACTTCCGGCGCGACAGCACGGGTCTTGCAGGTAGATGTTCTTCTGATCGGCTCCGCGATTCCAGCGACAGGAAATTTCGATATCCGTACTTCTTGAGTGTCGGAGACAGCTTATCATAGATCGTCCCGCAGTTTGCCCGGCATCTTCGCCCACGGTCTGACTCGCCCTACGTAGCACTCGCCCTTTTCCTCGGTCCCAAGAACAGCCGTTTTGGGATACTCGCCGTCGATGCAGTGCGTGTCGATGGCCAGGTCCAGGGTGTCTTTCAGGTTCGGCTCGACGATGTACGTCATGCTCTCGGCAACCGGGCCAAGACGAGCTTCAATATCGTCCAACTTAGACTTGCCCAGGTCGTAGCCTTCAACTGCGAAACTCTCGAAATCGCCTCTTGCCTTGTTCCCCTTGATCCAGAGTTTTTCGTTATCGTGCGCCTTGATGTACTTCCGCACCGCGGTCATGCCCTTGATGGCCTCGTATGGGCCTTGCGAGATGCCGAACTCAGCGAAGTGCTCTTTGGCATCCTTGCGGTAGATTTCAAGATCGTCGCCGTCGCGCGAGCCCCAAACCCGCTTGCCGAGTGACCTGCAAATGCTCTTGGACTGGCCCTTGATAAATGTCTGGGAAATACGAACAGGTCGCAGTCCTCAATGACCTCATGTAGATCGTCGATGCGCTCAACATCAGCATCGCCCTCCCCGACCTCAAGATGGGCGCTGAATGGAAATCCCGATACCCAAGGACTTGTGTAATAGACCTTGCCAAATGAATCCGCCGAGCGTCCGCGCAAGCTCGGAGAACAGGCCGTTGTCGCAGACGCATACGGATTTTGTGTTCGTTTCGCTCATCAATGCCCCTTGCGAACAGTAAATCTCTTCTTTGATTTGACTGGCACCTGATCCTGCAAGCCCGGTACATTCTTTTCAATGGTCTGCTCAAGGTTTTCTGGCTTGCGTTGCTTATTGTCCGGGTCTTGCATCTGTGCAACTTTACGAACGTCGGGGGGAATGAGCAGACTTTGAATCAGGTCGTCGATAAACAATCCGGCAGTTTCGGATGTTCGCGTTGCCTCTCCCAGTCGTGTCGCCTCTTCCAGAAATGGGGTCTTCTTGGCTGTTCCGAGCGCAGCCGACGATGCACCGGCCACAAATCCGCCGCTCTTGCCCTTTGCATGGTGTAGGCATCATTCACCCGCCGCATGGTCGCGCCCATCTCAAACACCATTCCCACCGGCGTGTGCATGAATCCAGTTCGGCACCTTCCACCCCGCCGATAGTCAGGCGTCTCCGATTTCTTGTCTCCTGGCTGGTAGAATCCGCTGGACTGTATGAATGCCGACTTCTTGCCAGCGTAGTACCCCATAGCCAGTACACAGCCAGGCCCATGCTCCCTTTCTTGAGCGAACGCATGATGTTGTCGGCCTCGTGTCCTGTGAGGTTCTTCAGGCCATCCGTTTTGACCAGAACATCCAAAGCCTTAGCGCTGCCCGTAAGTGTCCCGAAAGCGTAATCCGCCGTCTCGGCAACAATGTTCGTGGGTACCTTGACGATAGGAAGAACGGTTTCGATCATGAACGCGGTTGCCTTCCCGCTCAGACCTTGCGACTTGAAGTACCCCATCAGCACTCGGAATCCAGTATTGATGAAGTTCTCCTGCATGAAGATGGCTCGATTCGCGTCAATGTAGGCATCCGCCGCAAGCGTTTGCTTGCACCCTTGGGTCTTCAATGTCCAAATGATTGTCGAGCGCCCACTGCGCCCGCTTTTCAAGCGAACGGAAGAACTCGGCTCTCTTTGGAAGGACTTTGAGGCGCCGTGAAGGTGCCCGAAGAAATCCAGCGCCTCAGGCGGAATAGTGCTTTTCTTGCCGTACAGGTAGTCGAGCGATGTTTTGCCAGTCTTGACCGCCTCTCGAATGTCTTCAGCCGTTGCCTTCTCGAAGAACTGACCAAACGCCTTGGCCTCTGCCGATAGATTCAGCCCTCCTCCCTCGCGGGGTGCCTTGGATGCGATGTCGGAGATGCCCGGAGATGTGCGATAGAACCCCACCGATCAACTCCTCGATGGGAGTAGTACCGAAACGCGCCATCGCCGCCGTGGTCAGTTTCCCAACCGTGTTTATGCTCGACAATAGAACAGCCCTGCGCCACTTCTGGAAGAGAGCCGCACCTTTTTCCAGCGGTGTCCGCGCCTCCAACTTCTGCTTATGAATCGCATCATCCACCTGGCCCTTGAGCTTTTCCGCCTGCGCCTTCAAGTCCTGCGCCTGGCATCGAGGATCGTCTGCCGGCGGGTCGGCTTGGTGTAGTCTCCGGTGGCGAGTTGTTTCTGGAGGTCAGCAATCCGTTTTGTGATCCGCGTCTTATATGACTTGAGAGCAGTCTCGGCTGGGTCCGCTTTATCCTTCTCTTCGAGCAAGCCGGAGTCTTTCATTGCCTGCGTGAGTTGCTTGCGAAGTTCTTTGACGCGCTCCGAAGGCTTGCCGGGAGGCTTGCCTTTTTCCGGCATTTCCCCAGCCTCCGCATCCTCGATAGCGGATATGAGTTTGCCCTGTTTCTGAGCTTCGCGTAACTGGGCCTGTACTTCGTTCTTCGTCCTTTCGGGTGCTTGCCGTCCGTACTGAGAAATGTAATCCCGAATCTCGCGCTTCGATATCCCACGCTCTTGCAGATTAGAGTGGATTTCATCGACGATCTGTTCGATTGTCGTCAATCCGTCTTCGATGTGGCTGACTGCCAGCTTTCCAAAGAGTTCGTACAGTTTTGGATTGAGTACGGGGTTGGCGCTCAACTGCATCAATTCTGCGTTGAGTTGCTTATAGATGGCTTCCCGCTCAACCTTGCGATCTGCCTTGGTCGCTGCCCGCTTACTGGTGCGCTCTTCGAGTCCCTTTTTCAGTTTCTCGACCGTGCGCTCCGCCGCCTGCTGCTTCTTCGTCTCCTCGTATTCGTCAAGTCGTTTGTTAGCCTCGTCCAGTTGGCTAGTAAGCGTCTCTAGCTTCTGCCGTACCTCTGGGGATACCTTCCCATCTGGAGAGGCCGCCCGCGCTCTCTGGAGAACGTTTGCAAGAGAGTAGTCCTGTTTAATCATCATCCGGCGAGCATTGAGAGCGCGACCTGTCTCTGTTCCGGAGAGACGCGCCGCCACATCGTTGTTGTTGATCGCATCCTCAATTTTTCCTAGTCTGTCTTTGGAACGAATCTCTTGAGCCTCATCTCCCGATGCGCGGGCTTCCTCAATCGACGCCATAGCGGAGGCATGTTCGTTCTGGAGTCTCATACGGTCATAAAGAAGAGCCGCCGCCTCTTCGTCTGTATGCGGACGCGGATTGGCCGCCAATTCTTTCGCCAAGTCTCGCGGGTCGATCTTTCCTTCGTCTACCAGTTTTCTGCCTGCCTCGAAAGCCGGGGTCTGTCGCGCCTCAACTTCAACTGGAGACAGACCACGCTCCGCGCGTTCCGATTCCGTGACCGCATTCTTGATGCTGGTTTGGCCTTCCGGGGCGGACTCCGTTCCACGTGGAACATCCGGTTTGCTTTCTGCTTGTGGGGATTCCGCTATTGCATCCGGTGTCTTTCCTGGGATCGCGGCCAGTTCATTGTCGATCTTGTTCATTACCTCCATTGGGTTGTCGGATGGTTGCTCGTTTACGGCACGTTGGCCGGCTTCAGATGCCAAGTCTGCCGGGTGAGTTCCGTCTTTCGCGTACAGGTCCATCGCTTTAGATTGAAGATCGGGAGCGGATTTCTTCGCAAATGGAAGATTCCCCACCGTGACGTGCATCAGCGCCAGCAATGCAGCATTCTGGGCAAAATCTCTTGCGGTGGGAACCTTACCCTCAAGCAAACTCCCTACCGTAGTCATCGCCGCAAGCTCTGCCGCCGTCTTGTAGGCTCTCGGCCCGAGAAACCGCCCTACTGTGCCCCCGGCCAACGGTGCAGCCTCTCCCGCCGCTCCAAACGCCGCTCCGGTTAATGCTCCCTTGCCCGCTTGCTTCACAACGTCCATCACTTCATCAAACGCGGAAATTTCCCTTCCGGCGTACTTGTCTACCAGCCATTGCCTAAGCCCAGCCGTGAGTCCAAATGCACCGGCTCCTCCGCCCACTACCGCCCCCGAGATGGTTCCAACTATTGGAAGCTCCACTGTACCCGCCGCGCCGCCCGCGAGTACCCCCAGGCCCCCTCCAACGAGGTACGAGGGGAGATCGCCAATCATCTGGCCGAAACCCTCAATGAACTTCGATACTTCGTCGTCCGTCTCAAACGGACCGGACACTCGGCCTCTCAAATACTCTCCAATGATCGAGTCTTGAGTTAATCCCTTCCAGCCAGCCGCCGCGTAGCCCTCAAGACGCTGGCCGAAGTCTTCATTAAGCTCGTCTCTGTGCTCGTAGGTCTCGCTGGGAGGCTGTCCGGTCATGCGAGAGTACACGAGGGCATCCGTGGCCCGCTGAGCCTCGTCCTGGTTGAGCGTGGGTTGCCGATAATTGTCCCATGGCCCATTGGAAGGGGTTTGTTGCGCGTCCGTCTGTGGAAGCGCGTATTTCTGCCAGGGTCCGGGCTGTGGCGTCTGGCTCATTACTTTTCCCAACTCTTTGGATCGGCTGGGTCTCCCCCTTTGAATTTGAATCCATTAACCACGTCTCCTACTTTAGGAGGCGCAATCCCGCTCGGATTGGCACTTCTTTCGTTGATAATCTGCTGCCTTCTGCTGCCTTTGGTAGTCGGGGATTACTGGCGGTTTTCCAACCACGCGACGTACCAAATTCTGCTCTCCCGTTTCCACTCGCTCGCCAAAGTTCCAGAAATCATCGAGCCAACTCTTTACGGTGGATTTCTTCTTCTCCTGCTGCTTAGGATTGAGCATCCCTTGCGCTTCGTCGATAATTTGCTTGCCCATCAACTTATGAGCATCAACGGTCTGCCTCAGTGTTTCTTTGTCCGCCGCCAGTTTCGCGTTGCCGTCGGGCGTGTTTGGGTATACGTCAACCGCCGTGTTCATCATGCGATAGGCGTCCTGAATTTCTTTGGCTCCATTGATATTTTTCATGGCCCACGCGGTCGCGCGATCCGCCTTGCTCAACTTCGAGTATTCTCCCTGATACAGTTCCGACTCATTTTGCAGGTAGCCGGGTGTGTTCGCCAGTTCTCTTAATGTTTGGGCACTTTCAAACTCGGCTTCCTGCCGCATCATCATGCGCTCTTGAAGATTGCGGGCATTGTTCTCTCGCGTGAGTTGACGGGAGGCTGTTAGAAGATGCGACTCAGTGGAGCGTGAAATCCAATCAGGATTGTCGGAAGGCAACAACGCGCGTTGGTGTATCTCGTTTTCCGTCAAAGGCTTCTGTGGATCATACAAGCGAGGTTCAAGGCTATCCCACTGTTTCTTGTCCCTGTCGGCCATCGCCTGTACATGGTACGACCGTTGGACTTCGTACTGCGATGCAACCTTGTCAGCCATCACTCTATCCGGGTTCCCGTTCTCATCCACCATGCCGTGAGATTTAATCCACTCTCCATCATGCAAGGCTGTTTCTATCGAATCGAAGTTCGGCGTTCCGTCCGCGTTCTTAAACTCCTTTGCGCTGAAAGCGTTCGCCGCGATGTTGAGAGCGCCATTCAAATTCTGCGATTCGGCTTGCTCGGTCAAATGCTTATCGGTATCAATCGCGTGTTCGCGCAGAGCGTTTATGTCTCCAGGCGCAAGGTTGGTCAGGTCCAGAGGCCCCTTGCCGCCATTCTTCAACTGCGCGATAGCCTCTTTGCGCTCTGCCGGATTCAAACTCGTAATCGCCGCCTCGTTCACTCCCTGCCGAAATTCCAGTTGAACTTTGTTAACGGCGGTATCTCGATCCGCAACCGACATCAAACCATTTCTTGTAGCCTCATCGAACATTCCTAAAATGTGATCGTTGATGGCTTGTGTTTGCGCTGTGTCTCCCTGCCTGTACGCGGTAACCAGTTGAGGAAGTAATTTTTGCAGTTGGATGCTTGTCTCTGCGCTGAATTCCTTTACTTGAAGATCGGCCTGTCTTACGGTCGCAAAATGGTCGATGCTCGGGCGCAAACTGTCGGCGAACATCTGGAGCCTCACCGCCGCCGGAGACTTTGACCAGTCCTTTGAAAGCTCATTCAGATCGTTTTGCGTCTGCGTTTTTACATCGTCTACATTGCGGGAGTTGGTGGTCTTCGCCAGTTGATCGTGCATCTTGGTAATGATCGCGTCTGCCTTGTTCTGGAAGGCAATCGTATCAACCTGCTCCTGAGCCTTCTTCATGAAGTTCTGGAGTTCTAACCCCGTTTCTCCGATTCCCTCGATGTCTTCCCCCATCCCCGCAACCGCCGCGCCAACACGACCGGCCTGCTGAGGCGACTCAAAGGGTTTATCGACGGGTTGGAGTGTAGGTACACCGGGAATTTGAGCCACGTTAGCTCCCTACGCTCGGCGTTGGAGCGAACGTCCCTTTGGCGTATGCAGCGGCGGGGGAAGTCACGCCGCTCAGGAATGAGCCAATTCCGCCCATTGTTCCCTGGAAAGCGGCGATCTTGCCGTAGTACCGCTCCATTGCGGCCTGTTCTGTACCGGCCTGCTCGATCTCTTCGCCTTCCTGCGCTCCACGAGCCGCTGTAGCGGCCATGATGAGCAGCGGAGAACCGGAGGTAATATCAACCCCCGACGCCGCGTACCGGCCCGCCTGAGTGCCTACCAGCGCGGAGAACTTCTGGGTATTCGCGGCCATCTCCGCGCGCATATTCGTGAGCGTGATATCGGCGTTGTAGTCGTCGGCGGACTTCTGCTGTTGGCCGGACTCGTACTTCCCGAATCCTCCAATGGCAGCGCCGAGTACGCTCACACCGAAGTCTGCGCCCGAAATGGATTGTGGTGTCATGGTTCAAAGATACGCGCGTACATGTCGCACGTCTCCCCATTTGGCCCAAACTTTTTCAAGGTGCCCTCAAAGACAAACTCAAATACCCTCAGCCACGCAGCCGATGTGCCCTTGACGCACGTTGCCTGGATACGTACGAATCGTCCATCCTCGACCATCTTAGGCAACCGCTCCCGCATCTTACGAAAGCACGTCTTGACGTGAGACTTAAAGAACGGAGTTGGCAGAATCCACACTTCGCCACGGCCCCATTGCAGGTTCACAATCCCACCCGCGAAGACCGGCTCGCCCTCCACCAGCAAGCAACACGCCACCGATCCCGGCGAGAAGTAGGCTCGCTGCAACTGATGATGCAGCAACTCCGGAGCACCCGAGAGGAGCGTTTCCAGATGTTCGATGTTCAGGTCTACCAATTCCATATCAATCCTGATTTGCCGAGTCTCGCCATACAAGCCCGCGAAGCGTAAAGGGGAAAGGAACATTTTGCGTCACGTAAAAAGTCGATTCATCTGCCCATTCCCCGTCGAGGTCTCTTGTGATTTGACCCGTAAACATGGAGGGTTGCTGAGCCATCGATCCCGATCCATAGTTGAGGTCGTACATATTGGCAGGATCGGTTCCGTACTGCCCGCCCATCGACTGATAGAGCGAGAGCGTCACCCGGCTAATCTTCTGCTTCATCCCGCGCGTCGTGGAACCTTGAGCGGTCAGCACCGGATTCGTCGGTTGCACCGTTACCTGGTACGGCAGTCCGATGGTGATGAGGTTGCAATAGTAAGGGAATGCCACTGTGTCCGCCGTCACCACGGTCGGTTGTAGAATCTGTGCTCCGTCTCCTACGGCAACGACCGTTTGGCCGAGCAGATAACTCATCCCCGTCACCTGGTTCGTCACCTGCATAACGGAACCGCCACTTGCGTATGCGCTCCATAAAGTTGTGTCCATCCCTGCGAGTTGAAATGTGTTTGCCGTCACTCCTGCAATCGTGTAAGCCATCGTCTTATCTTGATTGATCGACTGGCCGGTAGTCGAAACCATTCCTTGAACAGCAGCTATTTGAACCTGCTGTCCGTTGGAAAATCCGTGGTTTGCCGCCGTCACCACGGGAGGATTTGAATTGGTTATCCCGGTAATGCTGACTGAGGGAAGAAGTTGCAACTGCTGTCCGCAGTCCACAAAGAAAGCATTCGAGAGTTGTGAGAAAATCTCCTGCGGCATGAAGTATTCAACGTATCGCTGCACGACTCCATTGATCGTCCGGTTGACCACCACTGCTATTTGATCTTCCTGATTCTGTCCGCTCACAACCGCTACAGACTCAATGATTCCGCCGCCTGGAAGCATGTTTTTGCGGAACCATCCATAAACCTGATCCTGCACATTGAACACAAGCCCGAGCAACTGTCCATCGTTTCTAATACTCCAGAGAATTGGGTACGGCTCGATCTGAAAGGCTGTCTGAGCGAGTCCAGATGTTGCTTGAGTAGGCCCTAAGGTGATTTGCCGGTTCAATTTCGTCAAATCAAACGTGTTCCATTGATTCGAGGCGAAATCAAAGACGAGGAACAAAACAATTCTCGCCGATCTCGAAACGAAAATCGCCGAGGCGTTAACCAACTGCGGCTGTAATCCACATACCCCCATGCTGGTTTGGAGTGATGCCGTCACGTCCGTTGCACTAAGGGACTCACCGTTTGCCCCCGACATAACCCAAACTCCGGAGGCTGTCCCAATCAAAAGAGCATTAGGAGTCCCGATCATGTTGAGCAGTTGATCCAGTTTCCCAGAGGAGAGCGTGAATTGAAAAGCGTAGTCCGCCTCATTCGGGTCGGCAATGAAATCCGGGAAATCTCCCTGGACGCTTCCGTTGATCTGTAGAGGATTGTTGTCTGACCCTCCGACGCAAAGTCTTTCCTGATACAAAGTCCCGCAAGCTGGATAATCGCCTTGCGCGGCAAATAGCGGAACCACCAGAACCGCGAATCCGCCGCTTGTGTAGGCTTGGTATGCGGTCGAATCAACTCCCGCAGAGCCATCGGCTGGCGCGATCTGAAAAGACAGCGTTCCATTTGCGTTCAAGGTCTGAGCATCGACTAAATACTCTCCCTGATTCAACTCCACCATCCCGGAAACTTCATTGATATACACCCGCGAGCCGGTAGGCAGAAATTTGTTTGCGACCACCGAAACAACAGCGGGGTTCGCCTGAGTAATTCCGGTTATGGAGTATCCCAACCCGTTGTAGCCGGTGCTGATCGTGTCCAGTGTTCCTCTGTAAGCTGCCTCGCCGGGTTGAAGTCCTGGCAGGTAGACGCTATAGGCCCATGAGTTCGCGGATAGCCTCTCCACAACCGCCGGAGGGTAGTTGGGATGGAAAATCCACAATACGTCCGCGCTTTGTGTTGAGCAGTCAAGAGCGAATAGATCGTCTTCCGTGTAGGGTGTCGCCAGTTGAATCGGCTGCTCGACCAGTGTTGCGTTCTGCCAATATGCAGTGTTGAAAGCGCCGGATTGCGTGAGCGGGAACTCGTCATTCTGGTTTGCCTGCACCGCCGATGCGACCTGATTTCCGGGCTGCCATGCCGCTTGTCCGGGAGCCGTGATCCACGGGGTTGCGTAGTAGACCGTATCTGGAGTCACCGTCCATTGTGAAAGATCGACGTAATTGTTCACCAGCGAATTCAGAGAGCCGAGCGCCCGGATAGCAGCCTGAATCGCGGTGGCCGCGTTGTGGGCTCGGGTCGCGTTCGAGAGAGCGATATTAATTCCCTGATTCGGGGATGCGCCCACCACCGTAACGCTCAAGGTGTCGCCGGTGTTGACTGAAAAAGTGATCGGAACCGTATTGGCATTGCTTGTTCCATAAGGCGCGGCGATGTATAGCAGTCCCCCAGGAGAACCTCCGGAAAACATCCCTACCGCAAACGGACCCACAGTGGCGATGTTTCCGAAGACGTAGGCCGTCGCAGGGTTATATGTCGGCACGGTCGAGGTAACGAATGTGATGCTTGGAACCCCGTAAGTCCCATTCACCGTCACGGTCGGAGGCGATCCTCCGCCCGACCCCGCCTGCACTACCACTTGAAATTGAACCGTGTTAAGGTTTGTCACTCCGGGTATCGTGAAATTGACGTTTTGAGAGAGCGAGCCGGTCGCACTGAAAGGCAGGTTTGCGTACTGCGTCCAACTTCCGCCACTATTGATCGAATACTGGAAAGAGGCAGACCCGCCGCCTCCGCTCATCGGATTCACTCCGACCGTAGCATTGGCGGATATCGAGACTGAAACTGAAAGATTCCCCGTCACCGCGACTGAGGGAAATCCAGAAGTTCCTGCGGTGTTGGTTTGCGTCGATCCCGTGGCGGTCACTGATGCCGTGCCTCCGGCGATGGAATACGGACCCGCTATGGCGGATTGACCGGTTGGGATCTGCAACGCAAGCCCAAGAGACCATGCCCCCTGACTCGCTCCTTCCCAAATCCGAATCAATCCTCCAGACAATTCGAGAATCGCGCCCTGAATGGTAGAGAACTGAAATGGCACAAGACGGCTCTTTCCCGCCGATTCTATTTGCAGTCTCTTACTGGCGAGCGTCTGAGAGTTATTGACTGTGTAGGTTCCGACTCCGCCCATTCCAGTTCCAAATGCCGTGATGATCGTCCCCGAAGCCGCCCCGATGAGAGCTTGCCCGACCTGCAACACCCCAAAACTCACAGCGGTAACAGTCAGAGTTGAACCTGAAATCGACCCGGTAAACATCGCCCCGCCCAGCGCAGTTGCTCCGGCGAAGTACGTGCCGGGCATCTTCTTTGCGCCGCCTTCAACCAGCGGAACAGCGTTTTCAAGCGTCAGACATGCGGAATTGTATTTGGCAATGTCGTCTCTAAACTCGACAAGTTCTGAAATTTCTCCCGCGTTGAACGAGTTCCTGATCGGGTAGGTTTTCATTCTCTACCACCAACTCACGCGGCGGCCAGCATCCACCCATGAACTCGATCCGGCCTCATCCTCAGAGAAATCAAGACACTCGTTCTGAGCCTCAGCCGAGTTGAGACTGTCTTTGTATCGCTGCTCCATCAACTCGAATTTGTCCTTATCTTCCGTGACCGAAATGGCCAACTCCTGCGCCAGCCGGTTGGTCAGGCAGTTCACAAATCCCGGCATGAGTTGGGTGTAGTCCGAGATCAACTGAATGTAGTTGATCGCCGCCGGTCCCTCCCATCCGCAGTAGTTTGTCAGGGCGTAGCGCCCAGCCGGGAACGGAGGCGGATACGGCGTCGGAGGGCAAGTGAGAGGACTCGACCACCCGGCAGTCAGCGTCTCAACGACATAGGGAGTTTCATGGGGCCAAAATGGAGGGTCTGAGCGGCTGTACCAGCCGGTTCCTTCTGGACCCCATCCCCACCACCATCCGTGCCGGTCGCGGGGCCGCTTGCGGGGACGGACGAAGCGCAGAAGATCGGCAGGGAGCGCCCACGCCGCCTTGTAGGAATAGAGGGGTATGACGGGGCTGAGTTGAAGCTGTACGCGGGTCTTGGCAAACTTCCAGTCGCGCTCCGAAAGCACTTCCTGAAATATCGCATCCCACACCGCCAGGACCTTGACTGCGTTGGGGGAGTTTTCGTTGATGTTGGTAATTTGACCGCGTGCGCCGATTCGTCCGAGAGCAAGGTTAGAGATGCTCGTTTGCGAGTAATTCACGGCATCTCCTATGCGGCTACTGCATCTGTCGCCTCAGTTGCGTGGGTCTTTTTGTGGACCCTCACGGCATAAAGATTGGGCAAAATCGCTCCGCATCCCGACACCTTGCAGGTATACGTCCTGCCCTTCTTCCTGCCCCGGCGCTCAAGGGTAACCGGCGTGCCGTCCTCTTCAACCTGCCGATTTTCCGTTCCGATCCGGTGAACGGCATTTGCGTGCCGTCCAAGTTCTGGAAGGGTCTTGAACATGGCCCCACATCCCTCTTCCTTGCAGGAGTAGTCGTGCTTCTCCCCCGGAGAGTTGCGGTCGAAATCGAACACGTAGTCCTTGCCGGACTTGAGACTGGCAAGTTTACCGTCGCGCTCGATCTCATACAGTCCATTGTGCGGGCCTTCGCCGGGACAGAAAAGCACACAGGCGTCACTGTCCCAGGCGCGGGAGGTACATCTTGCAAGAACCTTCATTTACTGCTCTCCTCCGGTCCTCGGCCCGTACCACGAAACAATGGTGCCGGTGGTCGGGTCAGAGCCCGTCAATACAGCATCCCAGCGCAGAAACTCCAGAACCGAAGAGCCGATGACCGGGATGTAGTAGTGCGCGCCCGCGATGGCAAGTTGCGCCAGGGTGAGCGAACGCGCCGCGATGATGGGGGTGGTTGCCGCAGTTGTGGCAGCCGTAACAACGTTGAACAGGATGCTGGTCAACGCGTTGAATGCCGAGCAGACAACTATGTGAAATCCCTGTTCGACCCCGCCCTGTCCCACTACTTCAGGAGGAAACGTGTACGTCTTCTCCGTCAGGGATGGGAATGCGGGGAGGTAGGGATAAGACCCGCCAGTGAGGGGTGGGCCGAAATCCAGTTCGAGGTTGGAATACTGGCTCCCTGCGTAGCAGAGAGTATCGCCAACCGTTGCTGTGCCGAGTCCGGTGATCGGTCCGAGAGCGGCTCCGGTTCCGTGGACGTAGAGTAGTGCGTCTGTGCATGGCATGTTAGCTCACCACCGTTTCTGTCGAGAGAATCTTTTCGGCCACATAGATCGGGATGTTCTGGAATTTGGTTACCGACCGCCCAAACACATCCGTTTCGTTGGAGTTGAAATAGGTGTAGGCATTGATCTTCTGCGACACCGCCCGAATGTCGATCTGGGCCTTGAGCTGGCGGTTGACGAAGATCACCGTGCCCGATCCCTCGCCCGAGCGAGGCAGATTGTTCTTTGCCTGAATGAAGATGTTTTCGTCGAAGCCGTTTGGCCCGGAGAATCCCACAGGGTTGATGTTGGCGATGCGCTGCACTGCCCGCTCATCCGCATACCTGCATTCCCATATACCAGCGGAACCAGGTGCGGAGGACCGGGTACATGAAATTGGACCCAACCGCTCCGAGCACGCTGGATGTCTCTTTCATGTGCTCTCCCTTATCCATCACGCTTAGGCCGGCCTGTGTGTTGGGAGGGTAAATTCCATAGATCGAGTCGTCCGAGAATTCGATCATCCACGCGCTTGTGACGTTGCCCGTGGTAGAGCCGCCGTTCCAGACATTCGGAAGGTAAACCCCGTCGTTGTTGCCGTTGGGATAGGATTCGAGATTGTTGAAGCGGGTAGCGAGACCGTTGAATCCTCCGGGATTGTTTGCCAGAGACCCGTAGAACAAATTCGACTCAAGCAACTGGAAAAGACCTTCGAGGTGATTCATGTCCTGATCGGCGCGCCATGCCACAGGATCGTTCTGAATCCCCCAAAGGTCCATATCGACTTCCGACACGTCCTCGAAAAGAGCAATCGGATCGTTGAGCGGCACATTCTTTGCGGTCGTCGCCTTGATGCCCTCGTTCCAGCGGCGATTGCTGGCGACAGGCAATGAGTCGGTGCGGACGGCGATGTTGGATAGGATGTTGTTGCTGGGCTTCATTGGCATCATCTTGACCAATGGCGTCATACGGTCAAGGACGCGCTTGGGCATGATGAAGCGGGCGGCGGAATCGAGCGACGTGTAGTTCGCCACGATGTCCGTGAATGTGGAGTATCCCAACTGAGATACATCGGTTGCCATAGCGATTCTCCTTTAGAATCAGGCTCTCTTCGGAGGGGCTGGGCTTTTGTCGTAGTTGATGAAACTGGGATTCTTGCCGCCAGTTTGACTTGTCCCACCCTGCGGAGAACGATCTTCACCCGTAAGTTCCGCGACCTTGAGAAGAAGTTTAACAACCCCAAACCGCGCCGGGGCGCTGAGATTGTCGAACGTCTTGTCAAATTCGGTTCCGAGGTGCTTCACGGTCATTCGCTTGGCCAGTTCCACGTTGGTATCGAACTTGTCGCCCATCTCGCTTTTGAGTTTCGTCTCCGCAACTCGTCATTTCGGCCTTGAGCGACGCGTTGTGGCGCCTCGACCATCTTCTGCATCTGAGCGTATTGAATGCCGCGCTCAGCGCTTTGGCTTGAGCCTTTGTCAGACCCAGGGAATGAAACTGCTGCTTTCCATGAAGTTCGTCCACTCGGGGGCATTCTTGTCTTCGCCGTCAAACTCGTATTCACTGGGCTGTTTCGGTCGGCCTAAAGCGTCGTAGTATTGGCTACGCTGATCGTCTGTAGCGTTATCTGCCAGTTTGGGCACTGCGTTTGCGAGCTTTCCCTCAAGTTCGGTAGCCTTCGCTTTGACCCCCAGATAGTCTTTGCCGAAATCGCTGACCGTCTTGAAGTCTTTGAAGGCATCGTTCTGTTTGAGATCGTCCGTAAGCGCCGCGCGCCATCCCAGAGATTCCGCGACGGGTGGATCGAGAACTTCAGGCATCGATTGCTGTTCCTCGTTTCAGAGTATTGAACTTCGGTCCTGCAAAGTCAAGCCGTTTCTACGTATCGGCGGTTACGCGGGCGATATCGGCAAGCACCAAATCCATTGCCAGAATAGCTCGTTTTCCGTTCGCCACGGTGATCCCAGTCTTTCCGGTGACCATGAACTTGCAGGACTGCCCGGAATTGTTCCAGACGGTAAAGACAACGCCCGGAAGAACTGCGGGCCAAACAACAGTCGTGAGACCGGACCCGGCATTGGTCACTGTTATGTACGGCGCTCGAAGCTGATTCGGCGTCAGGTTTACCGTGTTGGTCGAACCCGCGCCCCCGACGTTAATATCAACTTCCTTCGCGATCGCCAAAGTCGCTGGGGCCATTTCCTGCGGTACGCGCAGCCCATCTGCTCCCGGCCACCTTACATTGTCATAATCCGGCGGTGTCCCTGCCATTTCTAGTCCTCCCTTGCGTCATTCCGAGCTGCTTGATCAGACGCGTCGATCGCACCCGCATTGGTTGCGATTACGACTGCGGCGAAATTATACTCCGCCACCTGATCCCGGTCTTTCTGCATCCAGCGTCTACACCGTAAGTGTCCGAGAGTCAAGATATTCCCCAAAACGATCCGGCCCGCCGCGACTGCCGAAGACGGTCTGATAGTGCTGCATCCATCAGGCGGCTCACGCATTGTCGCCGCCCATCAACTCCTTCAGGATGCTTCCGGACTCGGGCGCTTTCGCCAGCGAAGCGGCTGCCTTTGGCCAGCTTCGGCACCACTGTCTCAGCGGTCTGCTCCTGCTGGGCGCTTCTGGTTCAGACTGCTGGATAATTCTGAAACGTCTTTTCGTCGTAAACGATATCGACCGGCGCATTCACGGCGTCGCGCAGAGTTCTCAATATCTGCGGCGCGTTGATCGCATGAGCTGACTGGTCGGGTCCATCTGGGCCACCTGACGCGGTCAAGCTGGAGGAACGATTGAATCGACCGCACCGTGGTCAAGCGTCGTCTGGGCCTGCGCCAGGGGACCCGAGGTACTGTACCTCGCACAGGCCCATGAATAGACTCAAGCAAAATCGCCGGGGGAACCGGGATTCTTCCAGCCTCAGCCTCAATCGCGTACACCCGCAGAATGATTGGATCGAACGCCTCTGATTGCAAATTCCCTACCCTGGTTCCGAGAATTGCGGCTTTCTCTCCCTGCAATTCCATCACCTGCTCAATGACCATGCGCTCGCTCTTCCCGCGCTCGCCAACTGCGACATCAGCATGAAAACATCGGTATGGAAGTGCTCGTTAATGACCCCGGCGACTCGATCCTGCAAACTCCAGGTTGAAAGGAAGATTCTGGACTCCAGTGAACAACTGCTGAGGCATTCTTGCGCGTAGGTCGCCCCGGTTACTCTCAAGGTACGTGATGCCGTTTGCGTCTCTCTGAATCGCCCCTCTTTGGTCCGAGTACGCGGCTAGGGGAGGCTCAGCCGCTCTCTGCGCGGTCTTCAAATTGGTTCGCGCCATCTGATTGATTTTGGCGATTGAAACAAATGCGTCGTGCGCAGGTCCCCGGCCATAAACCTCGTCCGAATTCTTTCTCCACCGCCACACAATGCTGGGCATCGAATCGTATCCGCTCTCCTTCGACACGATCCGCTTGGAGTCGGCCAGTTCCGGCTTGCCCTTGAGCCCTGATACAAGAATCTTCCCGCCCCTGCAATAGACCCACTGCGATGCCCACCGCTTTCCTTTGGCGTCGATTCTCCACGGATGATAGTCTTCGCGCGGGTAAATCGCATGAAGCACGTCGCGCTCGGCATACATATTCGATTTGTAGTCTCGCTCGAAATTCTCCTCGACCTTCTTCATCTCGTCCCAGCCGAACTTCTGAGAGAGTTGCCTCAAGGTCATTGAGTAGATTCGATAGACCGTATCGACTTTTCCAAACTGGTTTTCCGCAATGTAAATCTCACGGAAGTGAGGAACCGTGAAGGAAATTCTGGAATTCTCGATATCTTCCTCGGCCAGGATCGACGCGGTTCCGCATGTCGCGCCATCGGAAATAAACTCAGGAACCTCATCGTAGAAATTCGACCGATTCAAAGCCGAGTACATGACCGTTTGCACATCCTGTAACCACTGCTGGACCTGGGGGTAGGAATCGACCCTCTGCCCGGTCCACCCCCTCATCCTCGAAGTGCGTGGGAAGTTGAATTTTCCCGGCAATTCCAGACCGAACCACGGCTGGTTTCTCGAACAGAGATACCCGACCATTCCATCCCTTAGTTTGTTTCTGGCCAGCATCGCGGTATCGTCGTAAACAAACTGTCCAGTCTGCTGTCCATCCCAAAGGTTGATGTCTGAAATGAACCTGCGCCCGTGATTCACATAGGCGATGATGTTGTCGATCATCGGCTCCCAGAAGGTTCTCTTCTCGGCCAGTACTAGAAGATATTTCAGACAGTCTCTTGCTTTTTCCTCATCGTCTCTCGGGCCTAGTTCTGTGGGGGAATATTCCTTTGAGCTTACGAGACTCTGCGAGTTGGACGCGAATGGATACATCTAGGCTCCCAGCGTAGAGGATTTGGTCAACGCGGCTCCCGCTCCCAGCGGACTTGTCAGCGTCGTAGCCGCCATGCCTCTGCGCTTGGTCAGCGCCGCCGCCTGAGCAGATGCCGCCGCCGCCGAAGCCTGGGCCTGCTGCTGGGCGGTTTCGGTTGGGGCCGTAGGCTGCTTTGGCATATCTGCCAACTCTACGCCCGTGACTGCCGCGCCGACGCCAGCCGCGATAAGAGGAATGAATGGAATAATGGGAGCCACTACTCCTCCGGGTCGTACTGAACATGGATCACATCGCCGTTGGTCCCGATCCCGTACCACTGATTCAAGATTGATTGCGCCGCTGGTGAATGGCCCGATGATCGTCGGGTCTGCGGTAGCGGAGGCGACCTTGACCGGAATTCCAGTGCTGGCCGAGACGTTGGAAGCGTCCCCAACATAAGAAGCCGAAGCCCCTTGCCAAACCCTCATCTGCATCGCCCTCTGCGGGCCTGTCGTAAACTGCGTCGCGCCCGCGCCGAGCGTCACTGTAAGCAATGCCATGTCGCTACCTCATTTCCAAACCATGATACAGAATGTTTTGGGTTGCCGGTCGATTTTCTCTACTGAGGATCAATCGCGCCAGTTCCTGATCGACCTCCTGCTGCGGCGCTCGATAGACTGGCTGCTCCAAAGCCGCATACCTCACGCAGTCGCACATATCCTTGTACTGCTCTTCCGGCTTGTCAGTCCCTTCTTTCCATTGGTAGTTAAACATATCCTGAATCGGTCCCCGGTCCCCTTTGCATCCCTCCGCCGCGAACATCATTCCCGGAAAGCTCTTGTCCTTGACCGCCGAGTAGTGCGGCTGCAAATACTCCTTGACCCGCTTATGCCCCAGGTCAACATCCCCCGGCCCAGAGTGAGAAAGCACAATTCTCTTGATCCCCGCATGTTGAAGCTGCTCTTCCCATGAAGTCGAGCCCTCCAACGTCTTGGTTTCCCTCACCCCGAACTTTGCATCCAAAATCACCATCTCCGGTTCGCGGTAATTGTGTTCCGCCCTCTTGACCTTAACCGATCTTGCAATCGAGTCAATGCTTCCGTTTGCAAGCAGGTAGGTATACCAGTAAATCCGGTTCGCCAGTTTTCCGTTCACTATAATTTCTTCCGGACTCACCGCGCCAAACAGCCACCGCGTCGGCCTCGCATCCGATGGATCGACCGCCTCAATCCGCATCCAATCGGGAGGAATCTGGAAATCGGGATAAATATGCACCGCACGGTCGAGCATCTTGTAAACCAATCCCGAAAGATGCTTCCACTTGCCCTCTTCTCTCGCCTCTCTCTCATCCGGGTCCGTAATCTTCTTCAGGTAATTCTCGATGCCAGCTCTCGGCAGAAACCCCATCACTCTCCTGCACTTAGGGCATTTGTCCACTGGCCTTGCCTGCCCAGGAAGCAACCGCTCCGGGTCATTTTCCTCAATGGCGAAGTTGCAATCCCGGCACCAGTCCTGGCAGTTGTCCCATGTCGAACCCCTGAAAACCGCGATTTCCTGATCTTCGCCGCCGTTATTGAAAGCGTTCAGGCTCAGCAAATCGTAGATATACGCCTCTTTGAGAGGTGTCATCGTGTACCAGCTCGGCCCGTTCGTGCTCATCAGGCCACGGGTGGCCGCATTCAGGATCGCTCTCGGAGGAGGTTCGTCGAAGTGTATCCAATGCAGAACAGTTCCTTCGTAGCTCTCGGCTGGTTGCACATACGACCTGAAATGAATCGTTGACCCGCAGGGCTTTCCCCAGAAATCGTAGGTCAGAGTCAGGCTCTTGATCGATCCATCCGAATATCTGCTCGGCACGGGCTCGCAATGGCGGGGAATCAAACTCATAAACTCGGGCTCGATCCTCTGCGCCAGCGTCTGACCCGCGACTTCGCAGCCCACAATGCCGTTATTGGGAACCTGAATTGGAATCTTGTAGTCAGGATCGCTCTTGCTCAGCCACGGCCTGAATCCAAAGGCGTGGGCGATGTCCTCAGCTACTCCAATCGAAGTCTTGCCTACTTGATTTCCACTCTCAAATAACCGAGTCCTTGGCGTTCGCCCCCGTTTGTTCTTGACCCGGATGAACGGTTCCTGTGCCCGGTTCATCCGCAAGGTCCCGAGCCTCGCATAGGCCGCTACCTTCTCTTCGATCTTCTCCAGGCACGATGGATCGCTAGGATCGTAGCCTTCGAGAAAGTCGGGGGTTGCCTGCACTGCGAGTTTGCGGGCCATTGAACCCTATCTTAACGCACAAAGGCCCCGGACAAGTTAAGCCCGAGGCCCGCGCGCTCCCCATCGAAGGAGAAACTTTTAGACCGTCTGCTGAATCGCCACGCCCGTCGCCGGAACAAACGGAGGCGGAGGCGTATTCACCGCAACCACCGTCAGCGTATCGGTCGCCGTGACACTTGACCCGTCCTGGTTGGTCACAACCACCGTAAGGCTCAGAACAGCGCCCAAAACGACGGCAGACGACAGGGTGAGGATCGCGCTCTCGCCTGTTGCGTCGGCGGGGTCTTGTGCCACCGTAGCGCCGGGATCGCCGGTCACCGACCAAACGATGTTGGAGGGAACAAACGGACCGGCATTGACCGGCTGAAGACTGGCTACGAATTCTGGAGAATTGCCCGGCGAAATGGAAAGCATGGGATTTTTTCCTGTCTGCGTGATCATCACGCTGGTTGCTGGTATGTGGTTATGGCGATGATGCTTATTCGCCAACAAAACAACTTTCACAATGTAGTCCGAACGGCTCATGCAAGCCCGATCTGCCGCCGCATCGATCTCCAGAAGAGCGTCGAGTGGAATTCTTATGTCGATGTGCTCCGTCGTCCAACCGATCATTCAATCAAGATACACCTAATCCCCAACCCGTCAAGTACTCTTATGCTCATCCCGCCAACCCCCTCGGCTCATCGTGAGCCCTTCTCATGTGCGCCAGGTAAAGCGCGTACGCCTCGAATTCCGCCAAACACTTCGGGCAACGGTACGGCTCCCGGCCATGTGGACTGTGCAGTGTCTCTACCCTCATTTTTTCCTCCCGCATGACTTTTGGTGCAGCCCGCCAAGACCCCCGCATAAAGGACAAGATTTGCCAAAGTTCGTCTTCCCCGGTGTTTGACTACCCTCAAGAACCATGCTGGA